CTCCAATGGTAGACCTACTGCATCGCATTCGGTAGCCAAAGCTGGATGGTGGTTTAAGCGCTTATGCCTTTGTACTCTACGAAGTAAAGCAATTCTTAAAGCATCCTTGTTAATGTGTGGATAAATGTCAAGCAAATGCCGAACGATTTTACCTTGACTTTCAAACTGCCCAGTCTTATATAATTCTAGCGCCTCTAGACTTACTTGTTCAGTACTCTTATTAGCGTTGTTGCTCATATTCTATCATTAATTGGTCGACAAGAAACTCTAGATTATTTGCGAGCTTCATGCGTAGCACGAATGTACTATCGTCCATTTGGTTTACCGTCTCAAGAATGTCAAGCATAGTACCCAACATTTTGACCGTACTCAATTCCTCGTTTTGTGTTTTTGCCACCGGTTCGATTTCTATCTTATACATAAATAGCCAAGTAAGATAGTTGACAAAATAAAGAAGTTTCTTTGCCAGCCGTTACGCGTTCTTTTCTTTTCGCTTTTAAGCAAGGATTTTTCTGTTTCCCATATCTTTGCTTGTCTTGAGTAACTTTCGTCCGTTAGGATTGAGATATAAGCCTTAGAAAGTGAATCTTTCTTTAGTAGAACCTTGCGCTCTTGCAAGTCGTGGATAATAGTATCCATTAGCGTTACTGGTATGCTAATATTCTTTCCGAAATTTGGAGTAGTTCCGTAGAAAATTTGTGCGCTGGCTATCTGTGTAAACGAAAGGAATACGATAGATAACAGAATCGATTTTGATAATTTGCTTTTTAAGTTCATTGGTCTGAATTAATGTAGTTTTAGCTTGATTATTCGTCTGTTTTTTTGTGCAATCGTTGTAAACATAGGCCACAAAAAACAAAAGCAGTAACATTGTTACCGCCTTAATCACATTAGTATACTGGTCAAGATTCATATAAGTCAGCTTCTGCCATTCTACGATTTGTCAATCCTTTTAAAACTTTGCCTGCTGCTTTATTCCACTTTAAAAACTCCTTGCGAATTGTAATGTCTTGCGGATTCTTGTTTACTTTCTTGAGCAAAGTGCTATTCTTTAAAGCATTGACACCCACATTATAAGCGAATGAAACCAGCGCATCAAATTGGTTTTGATTAATGTCATCACGACAAAACGAGTCAACCGATTTCTCATAACTTCCTAGCATATTGATAAGCATCGTGGAGGCTTGAGCTTCTGTGATTGCTTTATCGCTTAGTGTAACTCTTAAACCGTTAGGATAGTACGTTGCGCCGTATCCAATTGTTTTAGCGCCTCCGCTGCAAATATATGGCTTGGCTTTAAAACCTTCAAATCGTTTGATCAGGCTTATTCCCTTTTGGCCGACTGCGCTTATTTTCATTAGGTTTGCCTTCTAGTTTTTGACGAAGCTCTACGTTCTCACTTCTAAGCGTATGTACTTCGGTTGTTAGTAATTCAATCTTTTCTTTTAGTTCCGCTACTTCCGCTTTCATGTCTGTCGCCATCTCTCTCCAAATCTTAATTGCTTCTTGAACGTTGGTAATTTCAGAACCTTGTATCTCTACGGTTTCTTTTTTCTTGCCCACTAGCCATCCAAAGAATGCTGAGAATGCAGATACAAATGCCGGGAATATTACGTTTTCAAAATCGAAGTTCATAGCTTATAAAGTACCTACTTGAGCTTCTTCTTCTGGAGTTAATTCTACTTCTCTTTCAGTAAGTCCAAGAGTATCTAGCGCCCAGTCAATAATAATTGAATCGTCAACTCCCCATTGTGAAACAACAGACTCAGGAATAATTAAATTACCTTCCTCAATTTGTGGATTAAATTGACTCTGTAAGCAGAAATATAACATTTGATATGGCTGATTTAAAGCGTAGTTAATTACCTTAATTTCTACTCTGTCAGCAATCTCTCTAACTCCCTTAACTGGAACGATAAATATTAGCATGTTAGTCTTTTATAAATACTTCTAATAATTGTGCTTTAGCCAATACGGTAAAGCTTTCCGAATCTTTAATAAATGTTTTTAAGGTTTCTTGGTCTGACTTGTCTAAATCTAATACCTCGCCTTTAAATAGTTTCTTTGCCCAATCCCAGAACTTTAATGCATCGCCTTTGCTTGCTCCAGCTAATGCTCCCGAAAGCATTTTGCCAGCGTTGCCACCTTCAAATGCAATCTCGTCTAGTCCTAAAAAATCAAAGTTAAAATCTAATTTCATTCTGTTAGTTGTTTGGTTCTCTAATAAATAGCAAAATTAAAATCTTTTAAATTATACGTTTCCAAAAACATAAGTACCATCAGCATTTACTTCAATTCGCACAACACCAAATTTTAATTTTGGATTTGGAATTAAGCTCTCAATTGTAGCAGTAAAACTACCACCTCTTCCAGAGTTTTGAACTATTTCTTGTCCGTTTTGATATAAATCTGTTTTAATCTCAAGAGTAAAATATTGTACGTTTTGGTAATTTGGAAATCCAGAATTTATATAATACAAATAAAAAGCACCTCCATAGCTAGGTTCTACTTCTCCGTTTCCTCTTGCTGGATCTAAATAATATATAGAAGTTAAAAAATTAGAACTTGTATTAGCTAATCCATTAAATGACTTTACTATATCCGTACTAGTTCTATAATTTCTAGTAACTAAAGTTAGTCCGTTAGGATTATTTGGTATTCTAGTAAACTGATAATTTAATTGAACTGCATAATTATTTGACCATCTTATGTATGCAATTTTTTGAATTTGAAAAAGATTTTGAGGAGGAGTAAAATAAAAAGCTGCTGATTGAATAAAGTTTACTGCTTGAAAAGTATTTTTTACTCTTAATTCAGATGGATTATTTTCGGCAGATGCCAAGTAATAATCTATTTCCATGTCAATATAAAACCTAAAATAATATTGCCCAATTGGTACGCTTCCTTTTGCAGTAATTTGTACCGCACCAGCAGGAGCGCTATAAGCAAATTGCCAGTATGTACTATCTAAAATACATTTTATTTCTAAACCCGGATAGTGAGCAGGTAAATATGCTAAAAAATTAAAATTATCGGTAGCAGTTGCTCCGTTGCTAATTGTCAATACCGCAGTATAATAAGCTCTATCTGTTGGAACTGCATAGATATCTCCTTCTCCCGGTACTGGTAAATTTAAACCATTACCGCCATAAGTAAAATCGAAATTTTCAGCAAATGCATCTAAGTCATAAATCGCTGGTTGTGTAACGGTATGCGTAAAAGTATTGGAGTTTATTTGAGCTGCAAATCCACCACCAGACATTACTGCATTGAAATTAAAAGTACCGGTAGCAGTTGAACTTAATATAAATCCAATTCCTTGATCGTAACCCGGTTCAAATGAAGCATTCCTAAACATCGTTATGTTGTTGTCGGTTCTATTAATGAACCAACCCGGAGGAACGTTAAACACATCTTTGTAAATTATACCATTTGGCAAAGGTAAATTTATTGTAACCGTGCTAGTAGTGTATGCCGTATTGACTCTCACACGAACCGTCATATTAAAGTTTCGTCCTCTTGATGAAGTGCTTTGTCCAAATAATGTAAGTTCGCCAGTTGGATATTGAAATCCACAAGTTCCCATTTGGTTTGCTACTGCTTGAGCGTTTGCATCTAGCCAATTATTGGCAAGCCTTACCGATTCATTTGTCGCTTGAATCTCTGCGTCTTGTTGGCTAATAAAGCTAGTGTAAGTAGTAGTAAAATAAGGACTCCAAACTTGCACAAATGATCCGGTGCCAAACTCTCCGCAGTCATTACGTTGAAGCGTTCTATCTCTGCGTTCTGTAACCGTAGCCGTAAACGTAGCAGTAGCTACCGTTGTAGCAGTAGTATTAGAAAAACGGATAGTTTGATCGCCTCCGCCATTTGTACTAGCTTGGTTGTAATATGTTCCCGAATTAAAGGTTTTAACAATAATGTAAAACGAAGCAGACTGGCCTACTCCAAGTCCTCCAGTATAAGTAATTACTACATTCTGATTAGTAACCGTATAAGTCATGTCGCTACCAGTTACGGAGCTTATGATTATATTATTGGGAATGGTATCGTAAATAAAGATATTACCTTGAGTAGAAGTTTCTCCGTTATTTGTAACCGTCAAAAAGTAGTTGAAGAACTCTCCAGCGTTGGCACTTGTAGCAGCTTGCTTTGTGATTTGAAGGAATGGCTTTGGCTGACCGCAAGTCTGGCAGTACCGATACCATTCATCTGGAAAAACGGTAGGCAAAATGCCGTCTGGCTTGTAAGGCGAATTTTGGTTTAATGGTATTGTCTGCCCAGAGATATTTTGCAGTTGTCCAAGCTCGGCAATGGTAATAGAAATCGGAGGATTCTGTAAAGATTCCCCCGTGATTTCATTGTATACATCTGCAAAGGACATCTGTCCCGAAGCTTGTAAAGCCATACTATTTTTCTAGTGCTTCAACCTTAGCTTGTAAAGATTCTATTAATACTTTTTGCTCCTTAATTGCCTCAATTAATAGCGCTGAAATGTTTCCGTATTCTACTCCCATAAGACCATCATTCCCTTTGTTTACAATCTCTGGTAGAACTTTGTCAATTTCTTGAGCAATTACTCCAGCATGTCTGTCTTCGTCGTAGATAGTGTTATAAGTATAACCAGAGATTTCGCTTACCTTTTGCAAAGCGTTTTCGATGCGCTCTATGTTTTTCTTTAGGCGAACATCTGAGTTAGCAGTAATTGAACCGGTAGCTCTAATTGATCCAGATACGTACAAACGCTCTCCGTTGTCGGTAGTAGTTCCTAAAAGCAAATTGCCACCATAAGTAAAAGCTGCTTGGTCTCCATTACCGTTATAAAATCTTAACTGAGTATTATTGGCAGGACGATACATTAACCAAGTAGTAGAATTTGCACTATCCTCCAAAATAATACCTGCTTCTACGGCTGATGTAGTTCTTTTCGCTTTAAAATAAGAACTATATCCACTATAATTAGATATGCACATTAATTGATTAGGGCTAGTATCGTTAATGCCTATATTTCTATCAGCAGTTATACGCATCCGTTCGATATTAGATGTTCCAAATCTTAAATTAAAATCAGCATCTTCTTGAATGTAAGACTTTATATTTGTACCGTCATAAAATCTAATACCAGCAAAAAATCCTCCAGTTGAATTTCTTGCTAATGAAAGATAAGGTTGCTGCTGTGTTGCACTATCTCCTATTGTTAGATTAGTTAAAGGCGAACTCGTTCCAATACCTACGTTGCCAGCGGAAGTAATGCGCATGCGCTCGGTAGAAGAACTACCTCCAGCAGTGCCAGTTCCGAATAATAAATTAGCCGCATTTAATTGTAAATTTCTAGTTCCACCTGCGACAGAATAAGCCGCTACTTCAAAAGTATCAGCTATGCCTGAATCTTGAAAAATTAAAGATTTATTAGTTCCATCTACTATATTAAATTTTCCTACTGGAGAAGCAGTATTTATACCTACTCCAGTACCATTGTCAAATATCTGGCTATTTCCAATTGCAGTAGAAGAAGTCCATTTTGTAACATAATTAGTAGTACCAGTTCCAGTAACTGGATTAGTAAGTACCGCTTGATACTGAGGAATGTTTAAGGTATTAGAAGTAAGCGTTGCAGCTCCAGAAGTTCCAGTTGTAGTAAGCGTAATTTGACCTTGATACTGAGGAATATTTAAAGCGCCTGAGCTAAACGTAGAAGCTCCAGTAGTTCCAGTAGTAGTAAACGTAATTGCTCCTTGCTTGTTGTTAAATGTAGTCCAATCAGTAGAACTTAAATAGCCATTAGTCGAAGCGCCAGCTTGTACAACTTGTATGCTTAAATTACCGATAGTCTTATTTGTGCCTCCGTCTGGAAACATTAAAACGTTACTTGCTACCTCAGTAACATTGCCAAGAGTTAAAGCGTTTTGCTTTCCGTTAAATGTATTCCAATCTGTGCTAGATAAAAATCCATTAGCCGAAGTGCTTGCTTGCGTAATGGCTATTGCCCCCGTAGAACTATTGTAAGTAATTGGCGCAGTTGCGCTAAATAATCCTCTTACACTAGAATCCGTGTAAACCGTACCCGAGTAAGAAATAATACCCGTGCTTGATGAATAACTTATGCCAGTTCCTGCCGTTAAGAAAGTTGAGCTAATACCGCCTAATCCCGCAAGCGTATAATTTGGAACGTTTAAAACTCCAGTCGTATTGTTGTAGGTTGATACTCCGCTATTGCCAGTTGTAGTCAGCGAAATTAAAGCTCTAATACTTGAGTCTGTGTAAACCGTACCCGAGTAGCTAAATACTCCCGTAGAAGAGTTGTAAGAAAGTCCAGCACCTGCGCTTACTAGCGCTCTAATGCTTGCATCTGTAAAGACCGTTCCCGTGTAAGTAATTACACCCGTAGAACTATTGTAAGCAATACCACTAGCACCGCTAAGAAAGCTTGCAGTAATACCACCAAGTCCAGCCAAAGTATAAGTAGGTACGTTTAAAACTCCCGTAGAATTGGAGTAAGTACTAGCGCCACTATTACCAGTAACCGTTAAGCTTATTGCGCCTCTAGCTCTTGCGTCTGTAAAATATTTATTGGTCGGAGTTGCAAGCTCTTGAATGTCATCTGTGTCAAGAACTACCGTACCAACTAAGCCGTTTACCGAAATTACCGCGCCTCCGATTGCAGCTTGTAATTCAGCAATAGTTTTCTTAAACAATTGTCCAGTAGAAGCATCTCCTAACGGAAATAAGTCCGTACTCTGAATGGTAGTCTTAGCTACTAATTGGTTTATTTTCTTATTTGCCATTAACTTGGATAATTAAAATCAGTAGGGATTTGACATCTATTTGAAAGCATAGGAAAGCTGATTGTTACATCTGCCTTAACTCCAGCTAAATAATCTTCATCGTTTTCTGTAAAGTATTCTAAAGTAATGTTATCGCCAATCTCCCAATCAAATCTAGGGAAGCGTAGCATCGAAACAATATCCTGCGCAATAAGTAACTGATCGGATAATACTTCGGTTTCATTTGACTCGTCTTGAAGTTGTCTATCTAGGAAGAACAAGCTAAAGCTCATGTCCAAAGATTTAAGGTTTATAGCGCTACCAGTAAGCGAAAAGAACATTGCTGGATAAACATTGTCAGCTTGCGCTAAGAACTCCCACACATCGCCAAAGTAGACCGTGTTAATTTGGTCGTGGCTTTGCGCTATGTCCTTGAGTAGCTTGACCGTCTGGTTTAATGTTAGTGATTTTGGCGCCATTTTGCGTTAAATAAATCTTTAGTTTTTCAATGTTCTTTTTACTATAATCTTTCGGCATATTAGCAACAGAAACCAGTTTGACCTTGATACTTTTCTTCGAATGATAAACCACTTCCGCAACCTTCGCAATCGCCTAAATAAATAGTCGTAGAGTAAGCAGAATTATCTGGATGAATTGCATCTAATCCAGAACCCGGATTTAAATATAAATTGTACTTTCCTTGCGCCGCGTTTTGCTTTAAAAATTTGACAGTTCTCTCTGCGTAGAACTCAGCTCTCTTGCGATACCTTGCTGAAATGTCAAGTAAGTCTTGCATCTGTGGCTGATCTGTATTATCTGAAGTCTTACGCACCAAGCCTTTATTATAGAACTGATAGCTTAGTCCAGTAGGTAGCTCAGAAAGAACGTAGTAAACTAACGTATCTGTAATGTAGTTGTCCAATAGTGCAACTTCGTCAGCCGTTAGATTGTTTGCTACGATACCGTCTTGCAAGCGCTCGTATAATCCGGTGCCAAGCAAAGGATGGATATACATATCCTGAGCAGTTTTTATTTCTGGCAAAACTAGCTTATCGTCCACGTTTGCATGAAGACCGCTTCTTTCTTTAATTGTACTTACGGAAATGTATAATGTATTCTTCATCTTATCCTTTTTTAATAACCGTTTGAGCTAACCAGCGATGTCTACAACTTGGAGAATGCTCTCCGTTTGGTCTAGTCCACCAGCCACCGCGTCTGTCAAATACCGAATACCCAAGTTTTGCGCTAATCGTCTCAATTTCTGCTCTTGAATACAATCTATCTAACTGCATTAAACGTGCGCAGAATGGTCTGCTAGGTCTTTGAGCGCTATTGCGTTGTCCCGTAGGAATGTCTGTTCTCCACTCGTAAGAATAACGAACCATAAAAGTAGTAGTCTGCGCCTTTGGAGCATTCAACTCGCTTAATGGTCTTGGTAAACTTCTCTCTAATGTTCCGCCTACTTCTTTAATTCTTACTATGCCTCTAGTAGATAAACCTTCTAAAACTCGCTTAATAATATTTACATCTGTCTTTAGCGTTCCAGAAATAACCTCAGCCGTAACGCGCTTATCCTTTTGAATCAAGTCTAATACGTTTGCTTCTAATACCGTTAGCGCTTGCTCTGCAAACTCTAAATTCATCTCCTCCTCCGCTAAAGTAGCGCTTGCGCCAAATACCTCTCTTGATTTAAATATAGCATAGTCTTCTTTGCTTTCGCCAAACTCAGCGAACATGCTAATCACATCGTCATCCGAAAACGAAGCTTTCATTTGCTCTGTCGCAGTAGGAGTAGCATCGTTAATAGTTTCTGTTTCGTACTTAGATAAATCAATACCAAGCTTCTCAAGTATCCAAGCTTTAGGAGCAATCTCTTTAATAACTGCCTCTGTAAAGTCGATACCTATTGGCTCTACTGATACTATTTGCATTTCGCTTGAAGCACCATGTAATTTGGCAAGTAAATTGAATACTTGTTCAAGATATATTTGCTTATCATTAACGTATGTATTTTTGAATATCTCGTATGAATCACGCATCTGCTGACGAGAACCAAGTTGACCCGGTGTAGAAATACCAAACAAGTCTGGAGCAGTAATCTGATGACCAGCGTATAAGTTTTGCTGAATTAATTTATCTACGTTTTGAAAGTCTTCTTTAGTAATATCGGAAGCTCCTAAATCGTCAATTATTGGCTTGCGTGATGCGTCATTTGTAAATGAAAGGATAAACTTCTTACCATCTGATCCGGTAAAGCGCTCAGTAAACTTGCGCTCGATTGTGCGCTTCTCGTCATCTGTTGGCTCGCCATTTGGCAAAGTAATTAACTTGCTTGCGCTGAATCCAGTTTGAGCATTACCAAGAACATGCTTAGATATTTCAATGTCCGACTCAATGTAATTTAACGCACCGAAATAACCCGGCAAAGCGTAAGCATTAAGATTAGGACGATACTCCTTTAGGTAAAGAATCTGAGTACCTGTGCGAATCTGAGAATTAAAAGCGTTGTAAACTTCTTTCTTGTAATTTCTTTCTTTCCAATTGTCCGAATACCAGTATTGAGTATTGTCTTCGTTGGCTCTTACTTTAGTGTAGTCTATATGATAAATCTCATTTAGGTTCTCGCCTACTTGAGACCAAATGATTTGCAAGTATGCACCTCCAAAGATTTCAATGTCGGTAGATACTTTGCGTAATACTTCGGTTAACGACTCTGATTGGTTTGCGCTTGCGATGAATTGTTCACCAATGGGATCTGCGTCCCCTACTATTTTGAAACCGTTACCAGTAATGTAGTTAACCTTGCCTTTAATAATCGCATTATGCTTCGCGGACTTGTTAAACAAGTCAACTAGATAATTGGGATATTCGTTTTTATGTCCAAACTCAATATAGCCTCCGCCTTCGCCTTTCTTCTCCTTGTATTCTGGTTGCTTGGCTTCCGCGAATGAAAGCACTAATAATTCATTGCTCATATATCTCGTACTTTGTAAGTATTCGGTGTATTGTTGTAGCTAGTAAAGCTAAAATCTGTTGCATCTTTTAGGTTCATCTGACCAGTTTCTACGATGCCAGTAGCATTAGCGGGGTTTAAATTGCTTGTGCTTGTCTGCTCGTAAATAACATAGCTATACTCTCCGCTTGTCTTGTTAGTAAAGTGAGTATTTATAACAATATTAAAGCTATTAAAACGCTCTTTGTAGCTTGATAAATCAGCGCTTCCAAGAATAACAAAACTTACCGTTGTGTTGTCCGTTCTAGACTTGAAAATAAATAGCCAATTGGGAGAAGTCAAAGTAGCTTTCTCGGTTAGCGTTAATACTATATTCTCAGTCTGGCCTTTAGTAAAGTGAATCATCTCTAATAAATAGCAATACTTTTATTTTTATCCTTAAACGAAAAAAGGGTAGGACTTCTGCCTACCCAATTCTCTCGCCAACCAAACGAACTATCTTACGAAGCTACCGTTAAACCTGCGATAATACCAGCTGAAACCTCTGGAGATAACTCGCCTTCAGAACCGCTGAAAGTTAAAGTGTAACCAGAACGATCTCCCTGAGCAGTACCAGTTGCGCCGTTTCCGCCAGTCAAATTGATACCATGAACTTTACCAAGTAGCCAATACTTGCCGTTATTATCTCCTACTACCGCTTGCAAAGTATTTTGTGCTAGTAATAGAATCTCGTTACGAGTATTTGCTTGTAATTTGTTTAAAATAATGGATAATTCTTGAGCGTAGAATACCGTTCCATTTTGAACTGAAGCTGTAATGTTTTCTGTAAGTGAAGAAGTACCCGGTACCAATTCATACTTACGGAACACCTTAGACGCTTGCTTAACTACTGCCGTAATAACGCCAGAAGCTTGAGTAACGCTAGTTACGTTTTTCGATTCAATAAAATAAA